TTCAAATCTATTCAGGTAAGCCATACCGAGAATTAAACGAACAACAAATACTTAGTTACTCAACTTACCTAGAGCAGTATTTTGACTTTGTAGACAATTCTAAACTTTACAAACCTGCTGAGTTATTTGAGATATTTCGTAAGTCAGATGCTCATGCTTGTTTGATTGACCCTTACACAGGACTTGACAGAGAAATGGGATATGAAGGCAACTACAAGTTTTTAAATGCAGCTCGTCAGTTTGTAAACGAAACAGGTAAATCAATTTACATAAACACGCATCCTAATACTGAATCAGGTAGAGCAGGAAATATTTACGGAGAACAACATCACTGGAAAGGACATCTTAAACCACCAATGAAAGACCACATTGAAGGAGGTAAGGCATTCTTGAATCGTTGTGATGATATGTTTGTAATTCACAGGCTAGTAAAACACGAAACGATGAAATTTGTAACTTTGATTTCAGTAGAGAAAGTAAAGGACACAGATACAGGAGGTAAGATTACCGCATTAGATGATTTCATTATGTGTGATTTCAATAGCGGATTAGGATTCACAATCAACGGACAAGACCCATTGAAACCTTTTAGACCTAAACCACCAACTCAAGCAAAGATTACAATGGTAGAACAAAAGTTAAACGCTATTCAAGCTAATAAAGAATTCTAATGAAAACAATAAACTCATTAAGTGGTGGTAAAACATCAAGCTACATAGCAGCAAATTATCCTGCTGACTATAACATCTTTTCGCTTGTTCGTACAAATGATATTAATTGCTTGTTTCCTGATGCAAAGGTTCGTCAAATGGTAAGTGACCGAATAGGTAAAGAGTTCATTGGAACACTTGAGGAAGATATGATTATTTACACTATGCTTGATTTAGAGCAATATATTGGAAGCGAGATTGTATGGTTATCAGAAAAGACATTTGATGAAGTGATAGCAAGTTACAAGATGGCTAATGGAAGTAATTACTTACCTAACCAAATGACACGTTATTGCACAGTTGATATGAAGGTAAAACCAATTGCTCAATGGTGCTATGAAAACACAGAGTTGCCTATTGAAATGCGAATAGGATTTAGAGCTAATGAAATGAGCAGAGCAAAGACGATGATTGACCGAGCTATTGATGGAGTAGAGCATTTTAAGTTTAAGGTTGGAGAAAAAAACGGACGCAACAAATGGAAAACATTACCATATCGAACTGCTACATTTCCACTAATTGAAGCAGGTATTTTTAAAGATACAGTTGAGGAGTTTTGGAAAGATAAACCTGTAAGATTTGCCTACAAGAATAATTGTGTTGGATGCTTTCATCGTTCTGAGTTATTCTTGAAGCATATGAGCCAAAGAGATGATAACAAGTTCCAGTGGTTTATTGATATGGAGCAGAAAAACGGATGCACATTCAAAAGTGGAGTTACTTACGAAAAGATAAAAAACCATAAATTACAATTAGATTTGTTTGATGAAGATTTCAACGATTGTGATTCAGGATATTGCGGACTTTAAATTAAAATTATGGACATAGGATTAAAACTACTTTACATCAAAGGACTAATACAAAAGAACATTTGGAAAGTCAAACTAACACGAGAAGAGTTACAAGAGAAACGACCATCAGCAGAAGCGTACATAAACGGAGCTAAAGACACGGAGAACGACTTAAAGCAGGTGCAGTTAGCAATCATAGAGCTTGAAACAGAACTACGCTTACACGGAAGAGAAATCAACAGGTGTCTGCATATAAACGGAGAATTAAAGAAAAGAATTGAAGAACTTGAACACGAATTAAAATACAAGAATATTGAGCTATGAAAGTAACTGATAAAATAACCATAACAAATGAAGATAATATGCAGTTAATGGCACGTTATCCTGACAACTATTTTGACTTAGCAATAGTGGACCCTCCGTATGGGATTAATATAAATGTTTCTATGGGTAGAAGAAAAGGAGATAAAAAAAGTAATTACCATAAATTTGCTGGTAATGATAATTGTATTCCTACTGCAGAATATTTTAACGAACTGAAAAGAGTATCTAAAGAGCAGATTGTTTGGGGCGGAAATTATATGATTGAACATTTAACGCCATCGCCTTGTTGGTTGCTTTGGGATAAAGGATTTTCTGAAGATGTTACTTTTGCTCAGTTTGAAATGGCTTGGACTTCTTTTACTTCAAGTGCAAAAAAATATGACAAACACCCATCACAACAAAACAGAATACACCCGACACAGAAACCTACTTCACTCTATAAATGGATTCTTGACAAATATGGAAAGCAAGGAGATAAAATACTTGACACGCACTTAGGTTCTGGAAGTATTGCAATAGCTTGTCATGATTACGGATTCGAATTAACCGCTTGTGAACTTGATGCTGAATACTACGAAAAAGCGATACAAAGAATTAAAAACCATACAAACCAACAAAAACTATTTTAAAAATGATTAAAGAGAAAAAATTAGTAGCACTATCAGCAGTGCTTCCAGTATTAGCAGACTTCATTGAAGACTTAAACAATCAGTTCGTTTTTAAGCAAGACTTAAAACGAAAAGCTAACATACTAGCAGACGAGATAAGAAAGGTTGACTACAAAGTTTTACAGGTATATGGAGAAAAACGAGATGAAATATACGAGCAACAAGTTCAGTTGCAGTTACTATTTAGACAATGGATTGAAGAAACAATAAACTTAGACTGATGCCAAGATGTAAAAACTGCAAAGAGAAGTTTGAACCTATCAGATTTAATCACAAATATTGTTTAAATGATGAGTGCATCCGTGCTTTTGTAGCTGAGGTAAAAGAGAAGACATGGAAGCAGACGAAAACACGAATGAAAAACGAGTTAGAAACAGTACAAGACATTGTAAAGGCAGCTCAGATAGTATTCAATAAGTATATTCGTGAACGAGATAAAAACGAAACTTGCATATCTTGTGGAAAACCAATACGAAAAGGAAATATGGATGCAGGACATTTGTGGAGTGCAGGAGGTCATAGCAACCTGCGTTTTAATGAATTTAATGTTAATGCTCAATGCTCAAGACCTTGCAATAAAGATAAGTCAGGTGATATAAATAATTACAGGTTAGGGTTTATCAAAAGATATGGAGAGGATAAATTGAGTGAGTTAGATTCAATAGCACATATAGAAAGAAAGTTCACGAAAGACGAACTAAAAGAAATCATAAAAAAATATAAAGATTTAGTACGAGATATGAAATAAAGTATTATATTTGCGTATAACAAAAACCAATTTATTATGAAAAATCTATTAAAAATTCAGGCAGAATTAAAATGTCCAAAAGGTAGCTTCAACTCATTCGGTAAGTACAAGTATCGTAGTGCAGAGCAGATTTTAGAATCGTTAAAACCTGTTCTACAGAAACACGAAGCAACATTAACATTATCAGATGATATTATTCAGGTAGGCGATAAGCTATTTTTAAAAGCTACTGCATCACTATGGATTAAAGATGTTGATGGTGTAGATACAGAAGTTTACACACTTGGATTTGCAGAACTTGGAGAACATAAAGGAATGTCATCAGAACAATGTACAGGAACTGCATCAAGTTATGCACGTAAGTACGCATTAAACGGACTATTCTTAATTGACGAAACTGAATCAGACCCCGACTCAAAAGACAATACTCCAGTGCAACCAAAGAAACAAGCACTAGACTCTAAAAGATTCCAAGATGCAGTCAAAGCAGTAACGGATGGAAAGATTACACGTGAATCTTTAGAGAGTAAATTTCAGTTAACAGATGGTCAAATTGATATATTGAACGCACTATGAAAGTTAGATGCTCTGCTATAGGTAAAATAATGTCAGCACCTCGCAATAAGAGTGAGGTGCTTTCACAGACTGCAAAGACTTACATTCACGAGTTAGTCTTACAAGATAAATACGGAATCAGAAAAGAGTTCAGCTCACGTTACACAGACAAAGGAAACGAAGTAGAAAACGAATCAATCAATCTAGTTAACGAAGTGTTAGACGTTGGATTTATCTACAAAAACGAGGAGTATTTCGAGAATGATTGGATTACAGGTACTCCTGACGTAAACACGGAAGAAGTTCTTTTAGATGTTAAATCTTCTTGGGATGGTTCTACCTTTCCGTTTTTTGAAACTGAGATACCTACAAAGGATTATTTCTACCAACTTCAAGGCTATATGTGGCTAACAGGTAAGCAACAATCAATGCTTTGTTACTGCTTAGTTGATACACCTGAACTAATGGTTGAAGACGAGATTAGAAGAACGCACTGGAAACTTAATCTAATGGAGGAAAGTTTGGACTTGCGTGACGAAATACAAAAGAAGCATATCTTCTCACATATCCCAAAGAACAGACGTGTAAAAGTATTTTATGTACAGAAAGACGAAGCAGTTATAGAAAAAATAAAAGAACAGGTTGAACTTTGCCGAGAGTATTACAACACTTTAATAAATTTCTTATGACACCGAAAGAAAAAGCAGAAGAATTAATTGAAAGATATGAAGGTATTTTATCACATATTAAATTAAAAGGAACCGCTAAAGAATGTTCATTAATTGCAGTTGGTCAAATGCTTGAATTATTGTATGAATCGCCAAAGAAAAATGTTATAGAACTTGGATTTTACATTTCAGTTACAAACGAAATAAAAAAACTATGAAACAACAAATAGAAGATAAAATAGTATTACGTGTTCTTAGTCGATTCAGCGAACGTTCACAAGTAGGAATAAACAAGTACAACACAACGCTTGAAAGAACCGATTTAGACACGTTACAATGGCTTACACACGCACAAGAGGAAGCTATGGACTTCGTTTTATATTTGGAAAAATTGAAAGACGAATACAAAAGCAAAGATTTAAGTAGAACAATGCCTAAATAAACACGAAATGAAAATACAATCAGAGTTTTATAATGAAGAAATAGGCGGAAATTATTTTGAACAATATTTTAATACCACCACTCAAGATAAAATAACAACATTAGAATGGAATGAAATTCAAAATTTTATCCAAGAAGTAGTAGATGTTATGAGTCAAAATAAAATAGTTAAACTTAAATACGAAATAGTAAAAATTGGATTTGAAATAAAAACGAAATGAAAATAACGATAGAACAATACGAACACACCGTTACCTATGAGGTCAAACACAATGATGTCAATATGGATGAGATGTTAGAAATACTCGAACGACTTCTCAAATGTACTGGGTACTGCTTCACTGGTAACCTTCAGATAGTGGACGATAGTGTGGAGGATGAAAGGGAATCATTTAGAATAGTTGATGAGCCTAATGAACCAAAAATAAGAGTTGGAGATGCGACAATCACTACATATGATGAATTCGGAGTGAAACACGAAACCTTTAAACAATAAGACATGGAGATTTGGAAAGATATAGTAGGATATGAAAATCTATACCAAGTGAGTAATTTAGGAAATGTAAAAAGTTTACCTAAAGAATGGATTTCATCAAATGGAGCAAGACAAAAACATAATGGCAAATTATTAAAATTATGCGATAGAGGAGAAGGATATTTAGCTGTTAATTTATATAATAATGGAGTAAAGAAATTCAGAATGGTTCATCAATTAGTTGCAGAAGCATTTTTAAATCATAAACCGAATGGATTAAAACTAGTAGTTGACCATATTAATGATGACCCATCTGATAATAAAATGGAAAATTTACAGATTGTAACTCAAAGATTTAATGTTTGTAAAACACAAGGTAGATACTCTAGTAATTTAAAAGGAGTTTATAAATCGGGAAATAGATGGAAATCACAAATAGTAATAGATAAAAAAATAATTTATCTTGGAACATATATTAATGAAATAGATGCTCATTTAGCATATAAAAACAAACTAGAAACTATAACACAATGAAAGAGAAAACCAAAGCAATCATATTCCTACTCTTTGTACTATCCGTTTTTTGCTATGGATTCCTGCACTTTGTAGGTTATGTATGGCGAGGAGCATTTTAAAAGTAATATGAAAATAGATTGGGATGATTTTAATGTTAAAGCTAATTATGTCATCGAAACAATAGTCAAACCACAAGTAGAAAAATACGAATTAAGTAAACAAATAAATAAATATACAATGGAAAACAAGTTAAACACGGGAGCAATCTTCAAAAACACGAACAAGAAAGCTGATAACCACCCCGACTACAAAGGAAAAGTAAACGTAAACGGCAAAGAAATGGAAGTTGCCTTATGGGTAAAACAAGGTAAAGCAGGTTCATTCTTCTCTGCAGCTTTCTCAGAACCTTACGTAGCACCTGCAACAATGGAAAGAGTTCCAGTATCAGATTCATTGGATGACGATTTACCATTCTAATGTACATTGACGAGGGAGGATTGCGAAAGCAATTAGAGATGTTGCTTCGTACCAAAACACGAAACCAAATTGTGCAGGACATTAAATCAAAGACAGGAAAGTTTCACCAATACCAAATAGACAAATTTTTACAGGGCAAAGATATCACACTAAGCACTGCAATTAAATTAGACGAATATTTATTAAGGGAAACAATGTAATCTAAAGCATACCATAAGAACTGCAATAGATTCTTTTTAGAGCCACTTTAACAGGTGGCTTTTTTATTGTTGAAAACTTTTTAGCAACGTGATTAGATTTTCATCGTAAGTTTGATTAGAATTTAATCAATGGACAAGCTCACATTATTAACAAATCATCACAAGGATTGGGTCAAGGTAGTCAATAGCTTTGGTGAATACTTCTACGCTGATGATATCATACAAGAAACATATCTGAAAATTCTTCGTTTAAATCATATAGACAAGATTGTTACTACGACTATCAACAGAAGCATGATGTGGTTAGTTATACGAAGCGTATACATAGACCATTTAAGGCTACAGAAACACGAAAAAGTAAGTTTAGATGCAATCTATAGTTTAAGCTATGAAGATTCAATAGAGAGTCAGGAAGCAATAAATAAAATTGACGATTTGATTGAACAAGAAACAAAGAAGTGGCATCACTACGACAAAATGTTATTTGATTTGTACAGAAAGACGGAGCTATCAATGCGAGAAATAGCAGAAGCTACAGGAATACATTACACATCTATTTTCCATACGTTAAAAAGATGTAAGAAAAGATTACAAGAATCAGTCGGAGAAGACTACAGCGATTATTTAAATAAAGATTTTGAACTAATAAAATAGATTATGACAAAAACACGAACACCAAGAAAGAAAGCAGAAGGACTAGGAGATACAGTAGAGAATGTACTAAAGCTAACAGGTATTTCTAAACTAGTAAACTTTGTCGCAGGAGAGGACTGCGGATGTCAAGCACGTAAAGAGAAGCTCAACGCATTGTTTCCTTACAACAAACCTGAATGCCTAACAGAAGACGAATACAACTACCTAAACGAATCTCAGGTACTATTCAAAACTAGCATTAAACCAACAGAACAAGAAGCTATCTTAAACATCTACAACAGAGTTTTCCATGTAAGAAGAGAACCTACATCATGTGCAAGTTGCTTAAGAGAAATTATTGTTAAGATGCAGCAGGTATTTAATGAATACGAAACAGAGTAAAATGAAATACTATCTCATTGACCACGGAAAAGAAATGATTGCAGAAGCAAACGTTCTAACAGACCATTTAACTAAGCAAGGACATCACTATGTGGTTTACTTAACAGATGCAGATGGATTAATGTGCGTTGAAGAGATAGACGAGAATGAATTTTTAGACCACTTTAAGAAACGACCAAAACACGAAACCAATGAAAAATAAAGTAGGAAGACCAAGAAACCTAGATTCACCAGAACAACTAAGTGAACTATTCGACAAGTATAAAGCAGACGTAAAAGCGAACCCAAGAATCAAAAGCGTATTCGGAGGAAAGGAGTTTGAAGAAAGAGCAGAACCACTAGAAAGACCTCTAACACTAGAAGGATTTGAATTGTTTTGCTACGACAGAGTAGGATGCGTTGATGATTATTTTAAGAATACTGATAAAAGATACTCAGAATATACTCCCATCTGTACGCGTATAAGAAAAGCAATCCGTCAAGACCAAATCGAAGGAGGCATGGTAGGACAGTACAATCCGTCCATTACACAACGATTAAACGGATTAACAGAGAAAGTTGAAAGCACGATTATAACAGAGCAACCATTGTTCCCTGAGGAGTAAGTATGTTTAAAAGAACGACTGCGATAAACAAGATTCTATCCTTGAAAAAACGGATTAAGATTATTCAAGGAGGTACCAGTGCTGGAAAGACATTTGGGATTTTACCCGTGCTTATTGACAAGTGTACAAAACAAGCAGGACTAGAAGTATCTGTAGTAGCTGAATCAATCCCTCACTTGCGACGTGGTGCATTAAAAGACTTTGTTAAAGTAATGCGATGGACAGGACGTTATATTGACGACAGATTCAATAAGTCACTTCTAAGATACGAATTTGCAAACGGAAGTGTTATAGAGTTCTTCTCAGCAGATGACGCATCTAAACTCAGAGGAGCAAGGCGTGATATCCTTTACATAAACGAGTGTAACAACGTAAGCTTTGAATCTTACAACGAGCTTTCCATTCGTACCAAAAAGGAAGTATTCTTAGACTTTAATCCTGCAAACGAGTTTTGGGTACACAAGGAACTAAAAGACGAACCTGACTCAGATTTCATTATCTTAACTTACAAAGACAACGAAGCGTTAGATGAGTCAATAGTTAGCCAAATCGAAAAGAACCGTGAGAAAGCAGCCACGAGTTCCTATTGGGCGAATTGGTGGCGTGTTTACGGACTAGGAGAAATCGGAAGCCTTGAGGGTGTAATCTTCAACAACTGGAAAACAATAGACACAATACCAAGCGAAGCAAAGTTGATAGGAATCGGACTTGACTTTGGTTACACGAATGATCCAACATCAGCAATTGAAATCTACAACTACAATGGACAAAGAATCATAAACGAGATTTGCTATCGTACAGGAATGGTAAACTCTGACATTGCAAAAGTGCTCCCAAATAATGTAACAATTTATGCAGATAGTTCAGAACCTAAATCAATCGAGGAGATTCGTAGATTCGGAAAGATGATTAAAGGAGTAACGAAAGGAGTTGACTCAATCAAGTTTGGAATTGACGTAATGCAACGACAAGACTACTTAGTTACAAGTGCGAGTACAAACCTAATCAAAGAGCTTAGAAGCTATTGTTGGAGTGTAAAGAAAGACGGAGAGAAAACAAACGTTCCTATTGATCATTTTAACCACGCTATAGATGCTTTAAGATATCACGAGATGGAAACATTAGGACTAAAAAAGAACTATGGACAATACAACATCAGATGATTTACCAATGATGAAAAGAGTCGTAGAGGACTACATCTATCAGCGTACAGGAAAACGGATTGTAATAGTATTCGATGATGTTATGATGATTAGAAGACACTTCCAAATGTTGACTGCAGCATACGACATTATCCTAGTGCAACAAAACAAAAATTAAATCGTTTTAAAATTATGAAGTTAGAAATCAACGTACCTTCTAGCCTAAGTGAAATTCCACTTAAACACTATCAGGACTTCTTAAAAGTTCAGGCAGATTCCAACGATGAAGAATTTGTTGCTCAGAAGATGGTAGAAATCTTTTGTGGTATAGAGTTAAAGGACGTAGTTAAAATGAAGCTAACGAGCTTAAATGAGCTAATAGCACACTTCACAAAGTTATTCTCAGAGAAGCCTAAGTTCCAAAACAGGTTTAAAATCAAAGCTGAAGAGGGAGAGATTGAATTTGGATTCATTCCAGAGTTAGAAGCAATCACATTCGGGGAATATGTAGATTTAGAATCACACCTTACGAATTGGGATAGTTACCACAAGGCGATGTCAGTGATGTACAGACCAATCGTGAAAACACGAAAGGATAAATACGATATCTTGCCTTATGAACCGAATGTAGACTTTCAGGAGTTAATGAAGTTTGCTCCACTTGACGTGGTAATAGCATCAAGTGTTTTTTTTTGGAGTTTAGGAAACGAGTTACTGCAGGCTACCCTGAACTATTTGGAGAAGGAGATGAAGAAGGACAAGAACCTATCAACGACTTTTCAGAAACAACTCAGTTTGCCAAGCAATGGGGATGGTATCAAAGCATTTATGCTCTCGCAAAAGGAGATGTTACACGATTTGATGAAGTTACCGAACTCAGACTTACTAAATGTCTTACCTATCTTGTCTTTGAAAAGCAAAAAAACGAAATTGAAAGAAGACAATTTGAACGTAATTTAAAACGATGACAGGATTCTACGACATACTAGACAAACTAAAGTGGCACTTTGACAATGATGAGTTAGTAAACTCTGTTACACAAGGCGACATCTTTCAAGTTGATCTAAACAAGCAGACGATATTTCCACTTACTCACATAATGGTGAATAGTTCGTCTTTACAAAGCAACACTCAGACGTTTAACGTATCTATTCTAGCAATGGATATAGTAGATATTTCCAAAACGGAAACAACTGATATATTTCAAGAAAATAACAACGAATTAGACGTTCTAAACACACAACACCACGTGTTGAATAGATGTTATCAGCAGATGCTTCACGGCAATCTATGGGACTTAAATTTCGTAGTTGCAGGAGAACCTGCATTAGAACCATTTACAGAAAGATTCGAGAACTTACTTGCAGGATGGACGATGACATTCGATGTTACGATTCCTAACGACATGACGATTTGCGACACTGGTAGCTATGCTCCTTTTTGTTCGCCTTCATACGTTGTAAACACGAACGCAAGTTATACTGCAACGATTCCAAGCGGAGACACTCTTACGCTACCTGACACGACATTGAATCTACAAATAGACGGAACACAAGTAGCGACATCAACATTTGCAACTTTAAGCAATCAAACAATAAATTTAGTATGGCAATAGACATAAACATTCCATCACAGGTAAAGAACTACGCAAACCTAGCAGGATTTCCCGCTACAGGTAGTTTAAAAACAATCTACATAGCAGAGGACACTAACAAGACCTATCGTTGGACAGGTTCAGCCTATGTAGAGATTTCAGCAAGTCAAGCAGCTTCTTGGGGAACTATCACAGGAACACTATCCTCACAAACTGACTTGAATACTGCGTTGAATGGCAAAGTCCCAACTACACGCACCCTAACAATAAACGGAACTACACAAGACCTTTCAGCAGATAGAACATTCACTGTATCTACGGGAATCACAATCGGTACGACTGCAATCACTTCGGGTACTGTTGGACGTGTATTGTTTGAAGGTACGGGGAATGTGGTGAGTGAGAGTGCTAACTTTTTTTGGGACAATACTAATGGAAGGTTGGGGATTAACAATGCTTCTCCACAACAATCACTTGACATTAGCGGAGCAATGCGCATAGTGACTACGGGAAATTATCCAATTTCATTATCAAGAGCGAGTACAAGTGGAGTAGCACAACAAGTTTCCAATTCGGGCACAACAACGTATTTCGGTACGGATAGTACGGGCGGTGGATTTTTGTTTACGGGTGGTCTTCAGTATGCTTCGTTTTTTGGTAACGGAGGAAATTTCCCTACACAATTCGGAACAAATGGAGCTATCAGAATGACTATCTTTAACGATGGGAACGTAGGGGTAAACACCACAACAAACGCAGGATTCAAGCTAGACGTTAATGGTACTGCGAGGGTTACACAAATGACATTCCCCGCAACATTAGATAAAAAAATATTTCTTTACGAGGGCATAAATGATTATGCAATCGGATTAGCAGCGGGAGCAATTAGATTAGGCACACCTTCTGGCAATCGCGTTGCAATGGGTAACTATACGGGTGCAACATTTACTGAAATATGTAATGTATCTTCTACGGGTTTAAACTTGCTTTCGGGTAGAGTTGATTTAGGAGCAGATACAAATAATGTTAAATTAGCTATTTACACAAGCGCAGGTATAAGTATGGGACTCGGAGTAAGTGCAGGTACATTTCGTTTTTCAGCGGGTGGAACATCAAACAACTTTGTGTTTTTTGACGATGCTGCGGGAAATAAACTTTACTCTTTAATTAGTTTAACGGGTGCGGGTTACTATGGTTCGGGTACAATTAACGCAAGTAGTCAACTACAAGTTGATAGCACGACTCGTGGCTTCCTCCCTCCAAGACAAACTCAGGCACAGCGTACCGCTATTGCGTCTCCCGCTGTTGGATTGGTAGTTTATCAAACTGATGGAACTGAAGGTTTATACGTTAACAAGTCCACTGGATGGGCATTATTATTATAAAATATGGAAACAACAAACACAAACGGAGTAGCAATCAAACCGATTCCCTACCCACTTAACGAAGGTACTGCGACACGATTGAGCGTACTTGTATTGAACTTCGCAACGGATGCAACGACTTGCACAACGTACTGGCAATTACTAACCGAAGAGGGAAAGGTATTAAGTCAAGACAATTACACCTTGACCGAAGAACAATTCTTAACTTGGGGGACTGATAATTCAGTAGTGAACGAGTATGTCGCTGAAGCAATCGGAGTAGTAATCATCTAAAACACGAATCATGTTAACACTATCAGAAGAACAAGTAAAGCAATTAGAGCAAATATTAAGTGAGTTACCGATGAAGTTCGGAGTTCCTATTTTGAATATTTTAAACGAAGCGAGTAAACCAAAGGATGAAGCAGAGTGAATTACAACTAGAGCTTAACAAGTTCCGTGATTACGTAGTGAGTCAGGCTAAGTCTAACTTAACACGTCAAGGAAAGAACTCGTCTAAGAGCTTGTATAATTCAATCAAAGGAAACGTCAAGGCAAATCCTAATTCATTCGAAATGGACTTCTCAATGGAGGAGTACGGTTTTTATCAGGACAAAGGAGTTAGTGGTATTAAAAAGAAGTACAATACAGACTTCAAATACACGAACAAAATGCCTCCTGCTAAAGCATTCGATAAATGGGTAGTTAGAAAAGGACTAGCACCTAGAGAAAAAGGAAAGTTTAAAAGCAGAAAGTCTTTATCGTTTGCAATTGCACGATCAGTATATTACAACGGAATTAAACCTAGTTTATTCTTTACTAAACCATTTGAAAAAGCAATCAAGCGTTTACCTGATGACCTAGTAGAAGCATTCGGATTAGATGCAATAAAATTATTTAATAACACAGTATTTCCAAATCAAAAATAGATGTCAATTTTCGCACGTTCACCTTACATTCTAACAATCAACGAAACAGGGCAGACTGCTTCAATGATCCAAATCTTCCTTTGGAATGGTAATACTACTCCGATGCCGAGTTCACCTGCTTACACGTTAAGTAAAAACATTCCTTCTTCTAGTTCACCTGCTACTTACTACGACTTATCTCCTTACATTCGTGAGTTTATCAGTCACAACACATTACAGAACGTCACAAGTGGGAATCCTGTTACTCCTGCTGCACAATGGTGCTGGATTGGAATCAAGACTTTCAAGAAAACTACAGGTGGATTCGTTCAGTTTGGAACTACAATCACAAGAAGATGTTACGACGGGTACGGAAATTATACTGACGGAGCAAATCCGAATCTTTTCATAGCACACCTTTCACCTATAGACTCTTACTATTACAACGATGGAACAGGGAACACAGGTCATATTACAATTGAGGGAGCGAGTGGATATTCAATCAAATACACGAATCTAGTTACAGGAGGAGTTCAGACAGGTTCTTTGGCTACGTCAAATGTAAATGATTGGGCGAAAGTATGGCCTACATATTTAAACGATGGTAATCTAGTAGAGATTATAACAGGAGGAAGCACCGTATGGAGTGCGACATTCAGACCTAAAGACGAATGTAAATATACACCGATTCGATGTGACTTCGTTAACAAGTTTGGAGCATGGCAAACTGAGTGGTTTTTTAAGGCGAGTAACAATTCAATCAACGTTGAAAACACGGAATACAATTTAATGCCACAAACCTATCCAAGTTACAACGTTCAGGAAGGTCAAAGAAAAGTCTTTAACACGAACGCAAAAGAACAGATTAAGGTAAACACTGATTGGGTAAACGAAAGTTATTCAGAAGTCATTAAACAACTCATGTTAAGCGAAAGAATCCTACTAGACAAATCTCCAGTGAAGATAAACACGAAATCAACGGAGCTTTTCAAAAGCATAAATACTCACATGATTAACTATCAGTTAGATTTTGAATACGCTTACGACACAATTAACTCTGTAGTGTAATGAATAGAAAGGTACAAGTATACATAGAAGGACAACGACTCGAACTATTCAACGATGAGCAGATTCAAGTAACATCCACTCAGCAAAACGTAGCAGATATTTCCAAGACTTACACGGACTTTTCTCAGAGTTTTACAATTCCTGCTTCACCATACAACAACGCTATCTTGCAGCACTTTTATCAGAGTGACGTAGATTCTACTATTGACCACAACATCCGCAGAAATGCTTTTATTGAGATTGACTTAACGTTTTTCCGTAGAGGTAAAATACAGATTGATAAAGCACAACTAAAAAACGGAGCAGTAGAAAGCTACTCATTAAGTTTCTATGGAGAAGGTAGAACGCTTTTAGATTACTTTGGTGAGGACTTGTTATCTGACTTGGATTACACACCTATAAACCATACTTACACAGGAGCAGAGGTCAAAAATAGAATCGAAGACAACGCAAACACGTATGATGTTAAATATCCTTTGATTAGTTCAAAGCGAGTTTGGACATACGACGGAAATCCTCCAACAACTATTTCACCTGCTTACTATTCTATTCCAACAAATAGTTCACATGATATACATCAGAACGCAGGACACATTCACTATACAGAGTTATTTCCTGCAGTAAGAGTAGAGAAAATCTTTGAACAGATTGCAGATAAATACGGAGTTACCTTCAATGGAAACTTTTTAAGTGACGACAGGTTTACGAAGTTATTCTTGTGGTATAAAAACAGAAATGAGTTTAACTTCTTTTCAGAAGCACAACCGATTGACTTTACAAGTTTATCCACATCAGGAAACGATGCAAGTAACGCATTTGATTTAACCGATAATTCTATTCACGTTCAGTATTTAGGATTGAATCAATGTGAGCATTACATCACTATCAACGTCAATTCAATATCCGCAACAACAGGTGCGATTTTAGATGTTTACCAAAATGGTAACTTTATTCAAAGTATGCCATTCAGTACATCGGGTGTGTTACCTATAATTATAATTCAAAATACAATTGGATTAGATTCTATTTATACGTTCAAAGTTAGAACACATACTGCAGTTACTGTGAATGTTTCTGTTATTTATACAATATATGCAATTTCAGGAGGATTATTTGCACCTGTAGCCAATTGCAATGCAACTTGTGCAAACAACGTAATGGTGGTAAACACGGATTTAGCTTCTATGTCACCTGTCATGAAAGTAAGCGATTTCTTTAGTGGAATACTCAAGATTTTCAACATGACTTGCTACGGAATAACGGAGAATAATTTCCAAGTAGAACCATTAGACGATTGGTACTCAGCAGGAGCAATTGTAGACATTTCACAATACACAGACGTAGATACTATTGACGTAGACAGAATGAAGCTTTACAAGAAAATAACGATGAAGTATCAAGATTCGGAATCATTCTTAAACAAACAATTCAGTCAGTTATTTATGCGTGAGTATGGAAACACGACATATCAATACAACTACGACGGAGATGAATTTACTTTAGACGTTCCTTTCGAAAACTTGTTACAGACGAAATTCACAGGTACAAACTTACAAGTAGGTTATTCTTTAAACAACGAATTTGCTCCGTATATTCCTAAACCTGTTCTACTTTATCAGTACGATAACCAAAGTGCAGATTTCCATTTCAATGATGGAACTTCTACAAATACGATTTTAGATTATACGCCATTCGGTCAAGACTTATACACGAACTTAACCAACTACACGTTAAACTTCGCTCCTGACATTTCTACGATATTAAATGTACCAGTACAACAAACATTATTTGGAACGTACTATTTTAGTTACTTGTATAATCTTTACAACTTAAAGCAGAGATTAATCAGCGTAAAAACGATTCTACCTATTGGACTATTGACAAGCCTACGTTTAAACGATAGATTAGTAATCAGAGATAAACGCTACATCATTAACTCAATGCAATCTAATCTAACAACAGGAGAGGTAAACTTTCAATTGATTTTAGATTTTAGACCAATGGTAAACGCAACACAAACTCCAAACGTAGGAGTAGATGGAGGAGATATTCAGTTATCAATTGACTTTGTTAACGACACTTATTCTGCATCAATTACAACAACATCAGCAGACGTGATAATCGCACCTGACTACATCGAAGCTGCTCAGTTAGTCACGGTAACTTTACCTAGTGGAACTGCAGGAACTGTTTACCCAATAGACGTTGAATATACATTGAACTCAGGAATCATAGAAACACGAACCATAAACATCATACAACAATGATAAAGAACATTATCGCCATGTTAGCCATAGATAACTTCTACGGAGTATCAGAGAACATAGACATCGCAAAAGGAAAGTATGCTTATACGACATCCTTTAGAAAAATGACACGTCAAGAGAGAAGAAAACACGCACTAAAAAAAGTAAATAATGGCTGAAAAGAAAGTAATTGAAATTGACGTAAACACGAAAGATGCGGTAAAGTCTATGGAGAATCTCTCCAAAGCTACGCATGACGTTTCAGCAAGTTTTGAGGAAGTTTATGGTGACTTACAACCACTCACTACTCGTATGGGTGAAGCTGAGGACAGGTTATATGAACTAGCGAACGCAGGAAAGACCACAACTCAAGAGTATAAGGACTTATTAAAGACCGTTGGAGATTACAGAAAGGTTCAGATTCAAACGGATTTAGCAGTTGACGCCGCTGCCACTACAATGGGTGGTAAACTTGGTGGTGCGTTACAAGGTGCAACATCAGCGTTTGCTATTACTCAGGGTGCTATGGGTGCAATGGGTGTGGAATCAGCACAACTTGAAGAAACTTTACTTAAAGTACAATCAGCAATTGCCATTTCGGAAGGTGTAAAAGGATTCAGAGAAGCCATTCCATCTATCAAGGCGTTTGGTTCTGCAATGAAAACTGCTATCGGTTCTACTGGTATTGGATTACTTGTAGTAGCATTAGGAACTTTGGCAGCATATTGGGACGACATTAAATCTGCAGTCAGTGGAGTATCTGACGAACAAGAAAATCTCAACGCAAAAACGGATGCAAATCTAGTAGCTCAAGAAGCAAAATTAGAAGCAATTGATGGACAAGATAACATCTTAAAACTTCAAGGTAAAACTGAAAAGCAAATCCTAGAATTAAAGCTAAAACAAATAGATGCAGTTATAGCAGCAACTGAAGCTACAATAGTTCAACAAGAAGAAACTAAAAACGCACAGGTAGCAGCAGCAAAACGAAATAGAGATATTTTAGAAGGTATCATTACATTCTTAACTGCACCTTTACAACTTTTATTAGGCACGATTGATAGTATTGGTTCTGCATTAGGAAAGGATTTCGGATTACGCAAAGGATTAAACAGAGGTATTGCAAGTTTAGTGTTTGACCCGAACGAAGTAAAAGCAGAAGCAGATAAAACTATTGACGAAACTAAAAAGAAACTTGCTGAACTAAAAAATCAAAGAGCAGGATTTCAACTTTCAATTAAACAAATTGACAAAGACGCTGCAGATAAAGCAGCACAAGAATTAGAGGATAGAAATAAAAAAGTTAAGAAAGAAACTGAAAAGGAATTTGAAAGCTACGAGAAATTAGAGTACAAAAAAGCATCCTTACTTAAACATTCAGAACTTACTTTACAAGGTCACATTGACGCTACTACTAAACTTCAAACAGACGCAGCAGAACACGAACTATTAATACTAGAAGCTAAAGCAGTAAGAGCATCACAAATAGACGCAAAAGCACAATCTGAGAAAGTTAAATTAACTAAAGCAGGTTTCGATACTATTGCACAAATTACAGAACTATTCGGAAAGCGAAGTGAGAAGGCAGCAAAGGCAGCGTTTAAGATTCAGAAGGCTGCTAATATTGCAAGTGCATTAATAACAACTTATCAAAGTGCGACATCAGCCTACGCTTCACAATTCACGCCATTACCCGACCCGAGTTCACCTGTACGTGGAGCAATTGCAGCAGGTATAGCAGTAGCATCAGGATTGGCTAATGTAGCAAAAATCGGGCAACAGAAATTTGAAGGTGGTGGTTCTACAGGTGGAGGTGGAGGAGCATCTGTTCCAAATGGAGGAGCAATTCCACAGGCACCATCATTCAATGTAGTAGGTAACTCGGGAATCAATCAGTTAGCACAATTACAACAGACACCTACGAAGGCTTATGTAGTATCAGGTGACATGACAACTGCACAAGCGTTAGACCGCAACAGAATAGAAAATGCAACACTAGTACAATAAAATCGTTTGAAAGTTATGAAAATAGTTGAATTAGTAATTGACGAAAAAGACTCATTAAGTGGAATTGACGCAGTTTCTGTCGTTCATTCTCCAGCGATTGAGGAGAACTTCATTCACTTGTCAAAACACGAAGTAGAACTCAAAGAAGTAGACACGGAAAAACGTATCTTAATGGGTGCTGCATTAGTTCCTGATAAGCAAATCTACAGAGTCAACGAAAAAACGAAAGAGGAATACTACATTTATTTCTCTGCTGATACAGTACGCAAAGCATCAGAGTTATTCTTAATGAACTCAAACCAAAACAATGCTACATACGAACACGACAAGAAGTTAAAAGGAATGTCAGTTGTAGAAAGTTGGATTATAGAAGACGAGAAACAAGACAAGTCAGCTAAATACGGATTCAGTTTACCAAAAGGAACTTGGATGATTTCAATGAAGGTAAACAACGATGAAGTATGGAAAGATGTAAAGGAAGGTAAAGTAAAAGGATTCTCCATTGAGGGTTACTTCGCTGACAAGTTAGAAATGTCACAAATGACAGAAGAAGATTTATTAATCGAAAAAATCAAACAAATAATTTTAGAAGATGGCAAAAAGTAAAACACCAAGTTATTCTAGTCCAAAAGGAGGACGTAGAGGATGTCTATGTGAAAACGGAAAATACTCAAGCAAATGTTGTGATGGAAGTCTACAGGCACAGGGCATAGGAATGACTACAGGAACTGAAAGCGTTACGATAACAGTTGATTCAGGAGTGAGAACAACAGTACGTCAAAACGGATAAAAATACAACAGAAATATAATAATTATCGTTAAAAGAAAAAAGACAAAATGGGATTAAACGAAGTATTTAAGAAAGTAGCAGACATTGAGAAAAATGCTACTGAGTTAGCATCTGAGAAAGTAGAGTTAGCAACTCCTGATGATTTAGCAAAAGCACAAATGCAATCTAAAAAAGAATTAGACGCTGCAAATACATTAGCAAAAAATGTAATGGCTTCAATTGATAAAGTTATTGCAGCTTACAGAACTAATCAAGTAACTTGTAATTTAGGTTTAGCAGCAGCAGACGATGTAACTAAAAAGTTTGCAGATTTAGGAATGACACCTCCTCCAAGTTACATTGTTTCAGGTAAAAAAGAATTGGAAGCATCTCAAAAATTAAGTGCAGCAAAAGTAAAAGCACTTGAAAATGCTAAAAAATTATTCAATTAAATAAAAACGAAAAATGAAAAATAGCACAATTAACAAAATCAAAGCACTTTTAGGAATGGAAGTGAAACTTGAGCAAATGATGTTGATGGATGGAATCACTATCCTTGAAGCAGACGCATTTGAAATGGATAACGAAGTTTTCATTGTAACAGAAGACGAGCAAAAGATTCCATTGCCAATTGGAGAATACGAACTAGAGAACGGAATGATTCTAGTAGTAGCAGTAGAAGGAATTATTGCTGAAATCAAAGAAGCAGTAGTTGAAGAAGTTGCTCCTGAAGCAGAAGTTGAAGTAGAAGTTGAAGCAGAAGCTGCACCTGTTGCTCCACAAGCTAAGAAAACAGTTGAATCTATCGTAAAAGAAACATTCTTCTCAGAAATTGAAGCACTTAAAAACGAAAATACTGAATTGAAAGCAAAATTGGAAAGTCTTTCTAAAGTTGAAGAAGTTACAGAAGAGGTAACCAAACTTTCAGAAGAACCTAAACCAATCTCTTTTAATCCTGAAAACACGAATCCAGTTGAAACTTTCAAGTTTGCTAAAAACAGAGAGCGTAATACATTGGATTCAATCTTAGAAAAATTTAACAAATAATATTAACAACAAACATTTTTAAAAAATGGCAACTACAACATCAATTACTACAACTTACGCAGGTGAGTTCGCAGGTAAATACATCGCTGCTGCTTTGTTATCTGCACCAACATTGGACAAAGGTGGAATCACTATCGTTCCTAATGTAAAATACAAACAAGTTATCAAACGTGTAGCTACTGACGGAATCGTTAAAGACGCTACTTGTGACTTCGATGCTACATCAACAATCACATTAACTGAGAAAATCCTTCAACCTGAAGAATTCCAAGTTAACTTACAATTGTGTAAAAAAGATTTCGTTTCTGATTGGGAAGCAATTTCTATGGGTTACTCTGCATTCGAAGTGATGCCGAAAAACTTTACAGACTTCTTATTGGCACACGCTGCTGAGAAAGTTGCTGCTGCAATGGAAACATCTATCTGGGTTGGAGCTAACGCAACTGCAGGTCAGTTTGCAGGTTTGATGACACAATTGACTACAGACGCTACTTTGCCATCTGCTCAAGAAGTTGCAGGTACTACAGTTACTGCTGCTAACGTTATCACTGAATTAGGTAAAGTTGTTGACGCTTGTCCTGCTGCTATCTACGGAAAAGAAGATTTAACATTGTATGTATCTAACAACATCTATCGTGCTTATGTACGTGCTTTGGGTGGATTCGGTGCTTCAGGTTTAGGTGCTAATGGTTACGACAACAAAGGAACAAACCAAACTTTGGGTGATGTTTACTTTGATGGTGTTCGTGTATTCATGGCAAACGGATTAGCTGCTAACACTGCGTTACTTGCTCAAAAATCTAACTTGTACTTCGCTACAGGATTGTTGAATGATATGAACGAAGTTCGTGTTATCGACATGGGTGAGAACGATGGTTCACAAAACGTACGTGTAGTTATGCGATTTACTGCAGACGCTAAATATGGTTTTGCATCAGACGTAGTTACTTACGGAATTACCAACTCTGCTAACTAAAATTAGCTTAACAAATTAATCGGGGAGGGGTTTACGCTCCTCCCTTTTTTATAACATTTAAAATATATATATTATGGCTTGTGATATCTCAAATGGCAGATTAGAAGTATGTAAAGACGCAGTAGGTGGAATTGACGCTATCTACTTCATCAACTTCGGAGATTACTCTTATCCTGCTGACATTACCTATGCAACAGGTACTGACACAATCGAAGCAGTTGCTAACGTAACTTCTTTATACAAATACGAATTGAAAGGAACTAACTCTTTCGACCAAGTAATCACTTCTTCTCGTGAGAACGGAACTTCATTCGTAGAACAAACGTTATCAGTAGTCTTGAAAAAACAAGATGCTGCTACACACAAAACAGTTAAATTGTTATCTTACGGACGTCCTAACGTAGTAGTGAAAACACGTAACAACCAATTCTATCTTGCAGGTTTGGAGCATGGAATGGAATTAACTACTGCTAACGTATCTAACGGAACTGCAATGGGTGACTTGAATGGTTACACGTTGACATTTGTAGGAACAGAGAAATTGTTAGCTAATCTATTAGATGCTACATCTGAAGCAGACTTAGTAGGTTCAGTTGGTGACGTATTTGGAGCAACTACAACTATCGTTACTTCATAGTTCTTTTTTCATAGTGATTAGAAGGGGTGGCTTAGGTTACCCCTTTTTCATTTACAACAATATTTTAATTTCATCGTTTTAAAATTATGATAGTATTAACGCCTTCTACATCAGCACAAACTTTTTCGTTTATTCCTCGCTTTGAGAATTACACGACAATGGCAATTACTGATGAACAAACAAACGTGACTACAACAGTTGCTATTACAAGTTCAACTCAAGGTGGCTATGTAAACACGATAACTGCAACATTTGCTTTAGTAGACAATCACACCTACACACTTTTACTATCAAACGGAACTACTATCTGTCATAAAGACAAAGTTTTCTGTACAAATCAATCCATTGCAACATTCTCCGTAAACGACGGACAATATACTTCTAATGCCACAACAAACACTTTCATAGTTTATGAGTGATAACGTACACATATTAAGCCTAAGTGCTTACACAACGCCTACAATTCAAGAATCTAAAAAAGATAATTGGGTTGAATTTGGTGAGGACAATAATTACTACTCGTTTTTAATTGACAGATACACGAATTCTACGACGAATAACGCCATTATAAACAATATTAGTCGCTTAGTATACGGAAAAGGATTAAGTGCGTTAGATGCGTCTAAAAAGCCTAATGAGTATGCTCAAATGATGGCTTTGTTTAACAAGGATTGCGTTCGTAAAATGGTTCTTGATAGAAAGATGCTAGGTCAATTTGCTATTCAAGTACACTACAACGACAAGCATGACAAGATTCTCAAGGCTTATCATATGCCAATTAACTTATTACGTGCAGAGAAATGTAATAAAGACGGAGAAATAGAAGGTTATTACTATTCTGATGATTGGACAGACATTAAGAAATTTGCTCCAGTACGTTACTCAGCATTCGGAACATCTAAAGACAAGGTAGAAATCTTGTTTTCTAAGCCTTACGCAGTCGGAATGAAATACTATAGTTATCCTGACTATCAAGGTTCACTTCCATATGCTCTTTTAGAAGAAGAAATAGCTGATTACTTAATCAACGAAGTACAGAACGGGTTCTCAGGCACGAAAATCGTAAATTTTAACAACGGAACACCTACTGAGGAGCAACAAAGCATGATTACTTCTAAAGTAATGAACAAGCTCACAGGTTCTAGAGGGCAAAAAGTAATCGTAGCATTCAATGACAATGCAGAATCTAAGACAACCGTAGAGGATATTCCATTAAACGATGCTCCTGAGCATTACACATATTTATCTGAAGAGTGTTTGCGTAAGATTATGCTAGGTCACAACGTGACTTCTCCGCTATTATTTGGAGTTGCTAGTTCAAACGGATTCTCAAGTAACGCAGACGAGCTTAAAAACTCTGCTATCTTGTTTGATAATATGGTTATTCGTCCAATGCAAGAAGAGTTATTAGACGCATTTGACACGATTCTAGCGTTTAACGGAATTAGTTTAAAACTATTCTTTAAAACATTACAACCTTTGGAGTTTGTAGACCTTGAAAACACGCAAACTGAAGAACAAGTTGCAGAGGAAACAGGTACTGAACTATCAAAACAAGACGCATTAGACAATCAAATTGCTGACGCATTAATTGAATGTGGAGAAGTAGTTGATGAAAATTGGATTTTGATTGACGAATTTGAAGTTGATTATAACCAAGAAGATGCAATTGACTTAGAGATTGAAAACGCAAACAACAAAAAACAATCTTTACTATCCAAAGTTTACAATTTTGTTTCTACAGGTACTGCTAATCCTAGAGCGAAATCAGAACAAGACGCAACTGTTGATGGATTCAAATTTATGACTCGTTACCGATACAACGGAGGAGTTAAAGAAAATTCACGTGAGTTCTGCAAAAAGATGGTAGCTGCTGATAAAGTTTATCGCAAGGAAGACATCGTTAGAATGGGTTCTCAGGTAGTTAATGCAGGTTGGGGTGCTAGAGGTTCTGACACTTACGATATCTTCCTATACAAAGGTGGAGGTGCTTGTCATCATAAATGGATGCGTCAAACATTTGTAGCATTTGAACAAGGACGTGGAATAGACCCGTTAAGTCCTAATGCAAAAACAATCAGTACAAACAAAGCAGAGAAAGCAGGTTACCGAGTTAGAAATCCACAACAAGTTGCCATGCGTCCTGTAGATATGCCGAATCAAGGCTTTTTACCAACTAACAAAAGATTCAACTAATGGCAGAGGCATTATTCATAACACGCGAAGACATCGTAAAATTCACTGCACTAAACGGAAACGTAGACACGGATAAGTTTATTCAGTTCGTTAAAATCGCACAGGATATTCACATTCAGAATTACTTAGGTACAAAGCTATTCCAAAAGCTACAAGCTGACATCATTGCAGGAACTCTTACAGGTAACTATCAGACGTTGGTTGTTACATACGTTAAGCCAATGTTAATCCATTGGGGAATGGTGGAATATCTTCCTTTTGCAGCTTACACAATTGCAAACAAAGGAGTATACAAACATTCATCTGAGAACTCTGAGAACGTAGATAAAAACGAAGTGGATTACTTACTAGAAAAGGAACGTAACATTGCTCAGAACTACACACAAAGGTTCATTGACTATATGTCTTTTAATCAGCAGTTATTTCCTGAATATCGTTCTAATAAAAACAGCGATGTGTTCCCTGATTCAATGAATAACTACACTGGCTGGTATATATGAGAAAACGGATTAAACTAGGTAATTACAAACCTAAAGAAACTAATGTAGAGAAGCTTCGTGTTTTTCTAGCTAAACTAAATAAAACGGAAAATGGCAAATAGTAACGGATGGGGAGATGGTGCTGCCAACAACGCAATAGGTTGGGGACAAGGTGCAAATAATAATATCGGATGGGGTAAATCTCATTCTTTGTCAAGTGCAGGATTGACTGACATTGTAGGACTAACTACGGATTCAGACGCACAAGCATTTATTACTGCTGCTGCGATTACTGACGCTACTCAACAAAGTGCAATTGATACACTTGTGAAAGGATTAAAGACCGACGGAATTTGGACGAAGATGAAAGCAATTTACCCGTTTGTTGGTGGAACTGCATCAACTCACAAATACAACCTTAAAGATCCTAGAGATTTAGACGCTGCTTTCCGATTAGTATTCAACGGAGGATGGACGCATTCAAGTACAGGTGCTACTCCTAATGGAACAAATGGATATGCAAATACTTATTTAAACCAATCAGGAAATTTAACACCTTCAAATAATCATATTTCTCTTTATAGTAGAAGTAATAATTTAGCTTATCAAATTGATTCAGGTGTAACAAACAATACAAGTTTTTCATTTAGTCAATTGCTTTTTTCAACAAATGCAATATTTGAGAATGGTTCTCAAGTAATTAACACATCAACTCCAAATTCATTAGGTTTATTTTTAGGAGCTTCTACAAGTTCTACAAATTCTAAATTATATAAAAACGGAACTTCAATTGCTTCAAGTACAACATCACAAGCAAGAACAATGTTTAATAATAACATTTATTTAGCAACAACTAATGTAAGTACCACAAATCTACCCGCAGGGATTTATAGTGCTAAACAATATGCTTTCAGTTCAATCGGAGACGGACTTACCGACACTGAAGCATCAAACCTATATTCTCGCGTACAACAATTCCAAGTATCACTTTCAAGAAACGTATAATGAAACTAGCAGACATAACAACAGAAGACATCACTACATTAGTCGGACTATTGACGAAATTACAGAAAGACGAATTAGTCGGAATTTACTACTCAGCAGATTCAATCTACAATCCTATTCAAGATATAAACGACAATTGGATTATTTCAGTAGAAGAAATTCAGTCAACGTCTAATCCTGACACTATGTGGGTTAAAGACCTTGAACTAATCGAGTACAAAGCGAAACCAACACCTTCTCCGTTCTAATGAAAAGCAAACTATCTTTGATCGTGTTTTCGTTGTTTACAATCTTAACTCCTGTTAAACCACTTGTAATAATCGCAGTTCTAGCAATCATCTTAGATACGTGTTTTGGCATTTGGCGTTCAGTTAAAAAAGGAGGATGGAAGTCAATTCGTTCTCGTAGGCTATCTCACACCATTTCTAAGACACTTTTATATAGTGGTGCGATAGTATTTGTATTCCTGTTAGAAAAGTACGTTATAGCGGATATTTTAGCACATTTCATTGCTATTGATTTACTAATGACTAAAGCGTTTACATTCTTCTGCGTTTACACGGAGATTAAAAGTATTAACGAAAGTTATTTTTCAGTTACAGGAATCAACGTATGGGATAAATTCGTAGCTTTCGCAAAAAGAAGTAAAGAAACCTTAGAAGATTTAAAATGACACTAATCGAAAAATACGTTGCCTTTACTAAGAAGTGGGAAGGTGGACTATCTAAAGACAAAGCAGATTCAGCATCTAGCTATCCATGTCCAACTCCTTACAAGGGAAAAACGGGATATCATACAAACGCAGGAATTACTTATAAAGCATGGGTAAGTTTCTTTGGAACTGATAACGATGCAAGATTTTATTTAATGAATGCTGCTGATTGGTTTACGATATTTAAAAAAGGTTATTGGGATGGCGTAAGAGGTGACGCTTATAATTCACAAAACATTGCAATATTTGTTACAGGGATGGCGTGGGGAAGTGGTGCTAGACAAGCAGTAAAATCTCTACAGGTATCAATTAATCATTGCGGACTTCAATGCGATGTGGACGGATTAATAGGGCCTAAAACAATACTACTGGCTAACTCAATTGAACCTAGAAAATTGTTTGACGCACTAACAAAAGAACGAGAAAGATTCTTTTATGCAATTGGAGTAGGTAAAAACGCTAAATTCTTGACAGGATGGTTAAACAGATTAAACGATTACCGATTTACATTTCGACCTTAATTTTATTAGGTTCGTGTTCTGCTCATTATCACATTGTAAAAGCCATGAAAAAAGGCTACAGATGTGACGAAACTAGCGACACAATACAAGTTTCAACGATAGATTCAATTCCGTACGTTTTAAGGGATTCAATTTATTGGGAGAAGGTAATCGTTCAGAAAGATACGATAGTGCGTTATAAGGCTTCTTTCGTGCCTAAAACACGATTTCAGATAAAGACTGAATACAAGTACAAGACAAAATACATCAAAGCAGAAGCACAAAAGGTAAAATACCAAAATAAATATATCACAAAGTACAAGACAAGGTGGTTATTTGTAATCATTGCATTTATCGTAGGATTCCTAGTTAGGTTATCTATAAGTGAAACCTTTCGAAGTAGGATAAAACTTCTCACTAAACTTTAAGAATGAGTAAACAAACACGTTACAGACTACAGGAAGACGAAATAGAGATTTTGCACTCTTACAGAGCAATTAAGGAGGAGTCTAACGGATTAGGTTTAAATGACAAGGATGTCAAGCACGGATGGATTAAGAATAAACACGCATCATTGTTCTTTAAAAATCCGAACTTTAAAGAAGCTGAGGAAACTAATTACAAGGAGCTGCAGGAATCTATCTTACAAGACATTCGTGATTTCAAACCTGAATACCCGACTATTTTTAGGAATCCATCCACAGAAGGACACTTATTAGTAGTAGACCCTGCTGACATCCATATCGGAAAGCTATGTGATGCATTTGAAACAGGTGAGGACTACAACAATCAGATAGCAGTAAAACGAGTAAAAGAAGGCGTTCAGGGAATCCTAGACAAGTCAACAGGTTTTAACATTGACAAGATTCTATTCATTGGAGGAAACGACATTTTACATATTGACACTCCTAAAAGACAAACCACTGGAGGAACGCCACAAGACACAGACGGAATGTGGTACTCTAATTTTCTAATCGCCAAACAATTATATGTTGATATCTTGGAAACTTTGCTATCTGTCGCTGATGTGCATTTTACCTTTAATCCATCTAATCACGATTACACACACGGATTCTTCCTTGCGGACGTTATACAAACGTGGTTTAGGGGTTGTGACAATATTACTTTCGATTGTTCTATTGCTCATCGGAAGGGATTTCTATATGGGAAGAATCTAATCGGAACTACTCACGGAGACGGAGCTAAAAACGAACACTTACCTTTATTGATGGCGACTGAGTTTCCTCACGAATGGAGCTTAACTAAGCACAGGTACGTTTATACGCATCACGTTCACCACAAGAATAGTAAAGACTATATTGGAGTAACTGTTGAATCATTACGATCACCTTCAGGAACTGACTCATGGCATCATAAGAATGGCTACCAACATTCACCTAAAGCAGTTGAAGGATTTATTCATCATAAAGATTACGGTCAGGTGTGCAGAATTTCTCACATATTTTAGTACATTTGTGACTTCATAGTTTTTTGGTTATTGCAGAAAGGGGTGTCAGTTGAAAGCGGCATCCCTTTTTTCATGCTATACCCTTAAAGCGAACCCACATTCGTAAGGCTATACCCTTAATCAATAGCACCTGTATAGTAAAACTAGTATAGGTGTGTCGCATATTTAGTAGATATTTGAGACATTATAGTGACATATTTGTCCACTTTTTTGTCACATAAACTGGACATAAACGGTTTAATTCCGATTATATGCGTGAATTTTACCTTTGTTCTGTTACAAGAATGTAACATTTTTACCATTGTTTTGTTACAAACATTTGACACTATTTCGATTTATTGGCAATTGTATACTTGGCCAAATCCTACTTTAATGTGATTTAGGTATATTATAATTGACATAAGTGGTCATATAAAGGTCAAAAACATATTATAATGTTACTTATAAGTTACTTTATGCACCTTATCGGGTATAAATTTTCCCTAGTAAAATCAAGCATTTTAAAAATAATTGCAAAAAAAATGAAAAAAAATGTTCATAAATTAGATTTAAATATAAAAAGTACATATCTTTGTAGAAACAAAAACGAAAAACACATGAAAACAATTAACACAGCACTTTTATCTGATAACAACACTTTTAAATTTGAATTATTTAAAAGCGAATTAGTTGACCAAGTAGATGTATTTCACAAAGGAAACCGAGTGGCAATTTTAAATGGTATTGATGGTGCAGCTTTAAGATGGGTTGCAACTGCTGATAAAATTTCAATCAAAGCTGTTATTCAATTAGAAAAAATGGTTGCTAGATTAATCAAGCAATCAATTAAATTACACTTAGCTAACGCTTAAAAATAAAAATCCCACAGTATTCGTACAGGGTTGACAGCTCGGAAAGACGAGCAACATAGTCAGGTGGCGGAATTGGTAGACGCTGCGCTTTATATCAGGTGTATAAAGGTGAATCTTGGTCGAAAGATTGCAACAAGAATACAGGTTCAAATCCTGTCCTGATTACAATCACAATGTGATTAGTTGCCTTACCCTGACAGGAAAGATAACCTAGAGGCTTATAAGTGGGTGACAGCTCGGAAAGACGAGCATTTTTTAACCTTAACTATTAAGCTATGAAAAAACGAGAAATGATTCAAATTATGATTGCAGAAGAAAAGCAATTATGGAAAGAAATGATGGAATGCATTGACAAATTAGGTATGCGTGACTCTTTAACAGATGTCGCAGTAGCTAGATGGTCATCAGTTAACAAACTAGTATGTAAATTAAGAGGAATATGAAAACACTAAACGAAAATCAAAAAGACATTTTAGGCACAGTAGTAGCATTGTCTTTATTTTGGCTTGTAATGGGTTATTTTACAGCTACGCAACCAAT